GAGATCTGTTACAACCCCGTGAATATAAATCGAAGCTGGAAGAAATGGCCAGTAACAGCGTTATCGAGACGACCTGGGATGCTGTAGTAACCGCAAGGCCAGCCTACACACTAGAGTCCGTCCGTATTCAATTGCCGGAGTGCATGTACCACAGAATTGCAGAATTCTTGCTAGGGTATGTTCCACCCCATAGATCGGGAGGCTTGTACGAAGCCGTGACGAGCAGTAGACAAGCGCTGTCGGACGCAGCCGCTGTCGAAGCGTCTATCATAGACACCATCGCTAGCGCGAGGATGATCAGATTTAGCGGCTCCTTAGGTCAAATTGTGACGCGCCAGCAGCATATTCAGCTGTACGGCTTCCGCAATTTGCAGCTGTCACAACACGCGTCTCTGTATGAGGCTATGCTCGCGTTGCGAGTCGTTCACATCAACACGTATCCGCTAACTGGCATAGATGCAGATGGTGACCACTTTGTATTGGATCGGCCTTACAACCCACAATACTACCTGGACCTCCTTCTCACGCCCACCCGCAATACGTTCATGGGTGACGACGTAGTTCCGAGCGTATATTCGTACCGTTTTGAGGTCAAACCACTGGGCAGCGCTGAGCGGGACAGCAAGCTATCGGAGGAGTCTAGGAGAATTATGAAGCGACACCGCAACATGATCCTCAACATCAAGAATTACTGGTTCTTGATGTTTCTCGCTGGACACCTGCCCAACGCTCTAGCCGAGAGTGTAGCGAGCGAATATCAGCCCAACAAGTATAGTGCTTTATTAAGCTTGCTGGGTGATATAGTGTTTGTGTTGCTGGGGATATTTTGCGACATTTGCAGATGGGTCGGCTCATGCATGACGATGGAATGGTACCATGTCATGTCGCCCCCCGCGCAAGCACTAGTGGATGTTTGTGTTTTCAGTCTAATAGGATTGTTATGTTACAGGACGACCAGGCCTGAGACACTCAACCTTGTGACTCGTAAACAAAAGAAGGCAGACCGGTTTCTAGGACAGGTTTTAAGCGAGAAGGGAATGGTGTATAGGGTTCGCGTCAACGGAGCCGAATACAATCTCGTGGCGAATGATGAGGAAACTGGTTGCCACCAGGACGAGATGGCCATGCCCGGTTCGGAATACTTTCCTTGCCGAGCTCAACCCGTCGGTGCCTTGCTCGTGACAACGGCAGACACTGACGTGCAGCTCTTCGGTATGTTTTGGAGGATGGACGACTACTTGGTCACAGCGCGGCACTGTAGTAACACGTTGAACCAGTCAACAGCGCGTGTCTATTTAGCGTCGATCAAACAGACTAGGAAGGGCAATTATGAAGTCGACCGCACGAACTTGATTCGAGCGCCTGACGACTTCTTTGCACCCGAGAACAACGTGATAGCGTCTTACGACATTGATGCGTTTGCTCGGGAGGTTGAACCCAAATTATGGTCACAGATTGGGCTTAACAAGGCTTCGACGAAAATACGATCGGCGTATAATCAGCAAGTACACAGTGTGGGCTTTACGGGCGATGGCCTGTTAGTATCCGCCTCTGGAAAAACGCTCCCCAACTCGGGACACGAGCAGCTGCATCACACCGCTAGTACTCAGAAGGGCTTTTCTGGCTCGATACTCTTGTGTGGCAATAGCGTTGTCGGAATGCACGTAAGTGCTGCTGGCGAACACAACGTTGCCGTGCGAACAGAGTTGATACAGTACCTGATTGACGTCGGGACTGCGTTAGAGGCGAACACGAAAAATAGGAAGAGATACACATATGCCGATGCATCGTACAAGGAACACTACCGCCAGCACAAGTGGCGAGGCGGAGTCGTTAGTATGAAGCGTTTGCGCGACGGCAGTTTTTCCATAGTTTTAGAAAACGGTGAGGCCACCTATGGTTGGTCAAGAAACGAGATCATAAACTGTTTTGGAATCTACGATGACCCGCGCCGCAACGAAGATTATTTCGAGGATATGATGATGGACAACTACAGTAGGAACCGCCTCAACTGGAACGTCGGCTATGACGACGATCGATATCATGGAAACTCGTACGAAAACGCTAGCGTTAGCTCCGTGAAGACAAGAAAACCGAAAGGCTTGTCTAAAAAGAAGGAAATAAAGGTAAAGCCACCTACTCCACCAAAAGAACCCTACAAGGTAGTAATTGGTCTTAAGCGAGTTCACGGACCTTCGGCACCGAAAGAGCAACCTGAAGCTGTACAGGTAGTAGAGGACTTCAAAGAGGAACTGAAGAGCCTCGGGTATGAGGAGGGCACGTTTGCTTACCCGGACATGTCCCCTGAGACTGAGAGGAAATCACTCGAGGCACATCTGAGGAAGTTTGGCGGTCGCGTGAGGACGATCACTAAGCCTCCGACGAAGGAAGAAAAGAAACGCTGCGCTCTAATTGTAGCTCAAATGCTGCAGCCAGCATCTTTCATTCCTGACGAGGATTACAACAAAGAATCAGGAATTCTCAACATAATCCACTCCACGATCATCGATGGCAAGAAAGCAAGTGGCTTCCCCTATTGTGCAGAGGGAATGCCAACAAACGCGCAAGTACTGCAGCACTTTGGAGAAAAAGGATTTGCACGGCACGTCCTCAATGAATGGAACAACTTGATCTTCATGCTCAAGAACTTCCTGAAAGGGGACCCCACTAAGATGTCAAAAATCGAAGGTGGTATGCCGCGCTGTGTTCAGGGTTTCCCCCTACATATAATGATAAAACATGCTTCTGTCTTCAAGAACTTCAATGAAGCGTTGGTGATGCATTGGAAGAAAATTCCGATCAAGTTCTCGTTCGCCCCAGCTAACCCTGGGCACATAGAGCACCTTAAAGACACTCTACCCGGAAAACTCTGGGAGAGCGATAAAGAGTGCTGGGACTTTAACTACTACGAATATATCGCCAGCATCTGTTGCAGAGCCACACAACTTTTGGCTCTCAAGCACCCCAATTGGTCGGAGAAACAGTACGCTGAATATCTGGTCGATGTGGAAAACTGCTACAAGCAGGTCTTTTCATGCGCACAATACCGCACGTCTGATGGACATTTGTTCACTCCAGACGAAGATGGCATCATGAAGAGTGGTTGGTATGAAACAATTGCCGCCAACTCAATGGCTCAAATCGTTGTTCACGTTTTGGCCTGCATGAGACTCGGAATGAGCGATGATGAGATTGTTGAACTTCGGTTCGTTTGCGGAGGAGACGACGTGAACCAAGAACCAGTTCCGGCAGGTGTAGAGGCCTATAAGAAGGAAATGGCCGAACTTGGAATTGTGACGGAGATTCATCAGCGTGATGATCTGTATCAATCTGAGTTCTTTTCGAACGATTTGCGCATGGGACCACAAGGACCTCAGTTCTTCCCAAAGCGTTTTACGAAACTCGTCGAGCACTTGAAAGTGATCAGCCGCGACAATTTAGCTAGCGCTTTGTCGTCGCATATGGAGAACCACCGACATGACGAGAAGAAATTTAATCTGTTCGAACGAATGTACCACGCGCTCAGAGAAAAGTATCCATGTGACTTTCCTGTCAACAGGCTTGTTAGTCGCCCTCTGCTGTTAGCCAAACAGTACGGTTACGAGCATGCCTTGACTTGGTAGGGAGTTGAAAGACCTGGGTAAGTCTATAAACTGCTCCCCTGTCCACGACAGGGCTGGTGGTGGTGGTGGCGTAAAATAAATCGAAAACAATGAATGAACAGAACACCCCACCCAGGCAGTACCTGGGACTACCAGACGAGGACCCAACCAGACCCTGGTATGCCTCAGGTAACTACGTGGGGCCGAACTGGAGTGACGGCAAGAACCAAGAGAGCGTGGAATTTGGAACCGCACCGGTGAAAAATGAATTAGACGAGTTGGCTTACTACCATGATGCGGCGTATGCCCGTTATAAGGACGAAGCTCATCGTAGAGCAGCTGACGAAATCTTTTATGAGGAGGCCATGAAGCTTAAATCCAAGTATGGGTTGAGGCTCAAAGAGGACCCTAGGATAGCAGGAAAATTAGTACTGTATGGTAATTACGCTAAGCAGAAAGCCGTTGATACAGCATCAAATTTCGCCAAATACGGAGTTGCCGGCCTGATTTATCAGGGCGGAAAGAATATACTGGAAATGAATTCTAGATTGACAGGGTCGCACCTCAGAGCGGAGAAGAAAGACTTAATGGAACTCTATAAGACTAAGTCACCAACTAGGGCGTACGTAACTCCTCAAGCTGCGGCTAAGGAGTTTAAAAGAATAATCGTGCAGTCCGGTGAGGCGGTGAGGAACGCAGTTAGTACATCTAGCAAAGTAGCGAAACGGGTCGTGGAGAAAACAAGGAACCCTGTGAAGGTAGTACCGTCGGCACCCGAGCTCCCTCGCACCCAATCACAAAAGGACCAGTTAAAACAGTCCCAAGCTCAAAGGATCATAGATCGTTTAGCACTCAGAGACGCAGCTCTCGCGTCCACAGGCCCGCGTAAGGTTTACCATAAGCAATTGCTTAACCTCAACGCGGCTAAGCCTAAAAAGAAAAAGAAAAAGAAGAGCATATCAGTTCGACCTGCATAATGGAGGTTGGTTGGCGTAAAATAAATCAAAAATAACAAACAAAACGACTAAACTCGAAATCATTTTAAAATGGCTAAGAGCAAGAATATCAGTAAAGTGGCAAAGCGAAAGCCATCGAACGGCGGTTTCGGAGCAGTATCGACTATTAATACAGCACCTGTCTCGGTTGGAAATTCAGTGCGCGGAAGCGCTCCAAGAGTACAGCAGACGACAGACGGTGCTCGTGTCATTGGTCGTGATTTTGCTTTTGCATTATCTAGCTCTGCATCCACTGTGACAGGCTGGGAGGTTATCGGCGCAATGCCGGTCACCCCCGCTTGTCTTCCCAGTTCAATACTGCGGAACTACTGTCAGATGTTCAACAAGTTTAAAGTGAACAAAATTGGAGTGCATTATATAACTAGCTCTCCCACATCTCAAGCTGGAGACGTACTCTTCTACTATGAGAAAGATCGATACGCACCTATGGTCGATTATTCCAATAGCAGCTTCTTACCATATGTCCTATCGGACGCGCACACAGTCATTGGCCCTCAATGGACCAATCACTCAATTGTGCTCAAACCGACGAAGGAATGGAAGACGACTCAATTTGGTATTCAATCGGACATCAATGAAGATGCTGAGGGCACGATCTTCTTCTTTAGTAAGACGAACGCGGCCAATAGCCCCGGTTACTTACTCATTGACTATGACATTTCTTTCAAGGAATTGTCGATTAACCCGCGCGCAGGATCTTTGCCTGTTGCACGTGCACAATCTCAATTTGTTTGTTTCACTGAATCGGCGTCAGCCAAAACAGCCGGATCCACTTTCGGATTTTCCACGATTAACTCGGGAAAGACCATAGCTAATACGACATCAGCAGCCCCAACAGGCTACGAGTCAGGAGACATATACAAAGCAATTCTGCAAGTGACGGCGTCTACGCAGGTAAATGCTGCATGGACTAACGCTACGGCGGCTAACTTGATCCGCTACTATGATAACAAGACCCTCACGGTTGATGACGGGACCACTGTTTACATCAAGTATGACGAGTCGTCGGCGACCCCTTGGGTTTTCTATGCAACGCTCGAGCAAGCAGTCTCAGGCACACCACCAATGGAATGGGGTGTCACCGCTACGGTAACAGTCAACCTTTGTGTGGAAATGCAGTTAGTGCGCAACATTGACACCTTCACTCAGTCAACTTACTAGTCGCGCTAACGTTTCAACCCTGCATATAATTCATGTGTACATATATTGTTTGTTCTACATATGTCCCGGTTGGGCCTAACGGCCTGGCCGGATGAGGGCCCCTAAATTTAGGAAAAGCACCACCTAGTGC